AGAATAGCGTGCCGTGCTGGTATCTGCTGTAAATTAGGATTACTGTAACTGAATCTACCTGTTACCGTTCCACCTTCGTCCGATCGCATCTGGTGTATCTCTGCGTGAATCCTCCCTCGGTGCGAATGTTTGAGGATCGTATCAATAAAGGTCGTTCTCGCTTTATTAATTTCACGACACTCAACAACCATTTTAGCAAGGGGGCTGTCATGAGTCGCAAGAAAGTTCTTGTCAAACTTTGGTTTCCCCGTTGGTGTAGTATCATATGGCAATGAAAGACGATCGAACGCTTTTGCCACGCTAGCGGCAGCCCAGACTTCGACATCAACACCAGCAAGCTTTTTAATGGATCGAAGGATATTATTTTCTTTAGCAAGTAAATCATTTTTTATTTTGTCTGCTTTATCAAGATCAACCCTAACGCCCTTTTGTTTCATGTCAAACAAAACTGGAAACAGGTCCGTTTCTAGCTCAAAAATATTATTTAAGTTCTGACGAAGTATTTCTGTTCGTAAGTGTTGCCAAAGACGTAACGTAACAGCAGCATCTTGTTCTGCGTACTCTCCAACATGTGAGGCAGGAAGCTTCCATAATTCTGCCTTTGGATCAAGTCCCCACATCTTTGCTGCTTCGTAGAGTTGGGCTTCAGATTTCGACTCTTGTAGATAATCTTTACTTAATGTGTTTAAATCAAATCTAAACCTATTCTCATCTACGAGTGGTGCAGCGATAAGAGTGTCTATTATTTTACCTTTGATGTCAACACCCATCGCTTTTAACCAGCCAACATCATAAAAAGCATTATGAAAAATATAGTTTTTATCTTGGTAACTACATTGTTTTTTAATCCATTTAGTAACAATATCTTTGTCCATGTTGGGTGGTGTGTCGTGAGCAATTGGATAGTAACCGCACCACCCTTCTACAGCTACTGCCACACCCACGACTTCACCTTCTTTACGAATGTAACCTGGACCTTTATCTTTTATACTAGGATCTCTTGTTTCTAAATCTATTGCTATCTCATCATAACCCGATAAGTCAGGAAAATGATCTGGCATAACCCACTCACTAGGCATGCGATGTACTTTAGGAAACCAGTTAGGTTGTTCTTTCACGTTTCCTCCTTCTGTTCCGCATACGACGATACACATCTTTCCAATCTTTTTCTACACCAAGTCTAACAAGATGTTTTGCTGCAGCTTTGTCAAGCTGGTCAAAATACTCTTTGTTAACTGGCTTGTCTTTCATGGAAGAATATGGGTTCAAACTCAAACTGAGCCTCTGTTGTATGCACGATTACTAATTGTTTTTTGGCACGTGTTGCTCCAACGTAAAAAACACGGAGTTCATCATCACGCCCTTGTTGTGTATCTTTTGACGACTTGTAAGGTCCATAGGATAAGTCAGTTAATAGCATAACATTATCTCTCTCACCACCCTTACTTGCGTGTATAGTTGATACTTCAATACGTGGCTTGTCATCTAATTTATGACCATCACGCATTACAGCACGCAAATATCTAATTCGTTTACGAATACCTTTTGCATTTAAAACATCATACCAATGTAAAGTTTTTGTAAACAAGTCACCACCAATACTTTCACGCAAACCAAAACTATGAATGAGATTATCTATGTTGTACATCTCTGTGTGTGAACCTTTAAATGTACCATGACCTCTTTTGATTCTTGTGCTGTCCATAAAGCTATAAATTGTATCTACTCTAGCGCCTGATATTTTTTCACCTTTTTGTAACCTGGTCCATGAGACGATAGCCTCAATAATTTTTTCGTTGATAATTGACTTGCCATAACATTTATACAGCCATCCATATCTGTCTAATGATTCACAAACTTGCTTTACAATCTCATGTGTACGACAAAGTATTAACCAATCTCCAGTCTCTAATTCTTTGTTTAAAGGTCTGAAATTTAATACTTTTCTCTTTCCGTGTTCATCACGTGGCATGTAACTTTTATCTATTCTATTGCTAATTGACTGTGCCATTTTTGTGGCAAGATTGTGCACACTGATAGGAATACGATATGATTGTTTCAAAGGTATTATTGTATTGGCATCATTCTTAGCCATAGCTATAAAGTGTTCTATGTCTGCGCCTGCCCAACGAAAGATAGCTTGATCATCATCACCAGCAACATATGTTTCAATTGGTTTAGAAATCTGTTGTATCATATCGACAACCATCCATTGATGTGCAGATAAATCTTGTGCCTCATCTATAAATAAATATTTAAGTGGTGGTGGGTTTTTCATTTCTAAAAAACTATTAAAGTAGTCTACGTATTCTAACTTATGTCTGTCACGTTTAAAGTTTGTTAAATCTTTATCCATCTGCATGATCGTGTTTCGTGCGCCGTAGTCAGGTAACTTAACTTCACGAAAAACTTTTTGCAATCTATCATCATCGTTTGGATACTTTGCATAGGCAAGATTAATTACATCTTGATAATGACTCTGAGCCGTGGGCATCGATATATCAATACCGTTACCCTTCTTCATCTTATTGACAAACTTACGACCTGTCATGTCACACAACTCCATGTAATCAAGCTCATCCATAATCTCGTGTGCTTCTAATCGTAAACGCTTATAAGCGAGGGAGTGAAGCGTACAGAAATAAGGGAACATTTTTTTCAACTCCGCCTCACTCCACTCCTCATTCGTAACACGGTTACGAATCTCTTCAGCAGCTTTTACTGTAAAACTAAAATAACCAATTTCATTAGGACTAGCTTTGCCTTCTTTAATTATTTGATCAACCTTATTTTTTAAAAAAGTTGTTTTGCCTGTGCCTGGTGGTCCTATAACTATGTGTCTATGCATTAGTACGGGTCCTCTTCTTTAAAATCTTTATCTTTCAATTTGTACTCTGTGTCCACAATACTTGATGCCACTTTCCAAACATGTTCTGCCTTGTTGTTGACACGAAGTTTAGCAGTATTACCACCAAACTCTGTAAATATTTTAAACTGATGCGAATCTGACATCTTAGTAAATCTTTTCATTTTTAAGAAGTCACGAAAAGACTGTGGTTTAAAAAATAAAGTCTTTTCATGTTCATATACCATGCCTTGTAAAACATCTTGTCTGTCTTTTGCACCACCATTGTTTTCTAAAAATATTTGTAATTGATTTAAGAACTGACCTTTAGCAGTTACCTCACCAGGTAGCATTATGTAATCACCATCACCCATATTCTTTAGTAGACCATCAACAATGTCTGCCCATATTGCAGGAGCGATGGGCCGTGGGCTTTCATTCGCTTGCGCTATGCATGCTTTACGATACTCACCATGGTTGGCGAGTTGATCAAGTGATAAGATAATAACCTTACCATTATGTGTAACCTCATACATAGGATTATCTGATACCCATTTCTTTAAACTAGTGATGTCATTAGAGGCAGAATTACCAACACCAAACTTCATTGTTTGACATTTTATTTTTTCACAAACAGATTTGAACATGGGCTCTTCACACTTGTACCAATAATTTTTAGTGTCTTGGACCTGTTTAAGTAATGTAAGAACTTCTCTACTAGGTAGTGGTGGTGTAAAATATTTAGTGTTATAATAATCCATTTTCTCTTCTAATTTATCTGGAAACCTTTGTCGTAAGTAAACACCAAGTTGAAACATGCACTGATTTCTTTCCCCCTCACTAGTGCCTTGAGATATTAATGTAACAATGCAAGGTGGCGCGTGTTTAAAGTCATCATTCTTTTTTTCTGTAACTGGTTTAACAATTACTACATCTGATATTTTATCTACAACTTTAGTTTCATAGTATTCAATAAACAGATATAATGTGTCTAATGTATCACCATTATCGTTTAAGGCATACCTTGTTGGATACTCTGGGTGATTATAAGGCAAATTTAAAAAATTACCTGTACCTTTTGAGTTTAGCTCTATTTGTTTTGGGAATACCTCACTTTCTCCGTAACCAATCCAAGCAGCGATTTCAGCCAACTTCATCTGCATATCTTTTGCACTACATGATTGTCTTACGAATAAAAATATATGTGCACCGCCACTCTTTGATTTACACACTACGAGCGGTAGTTTCTTCTCTGTTATCGTCTTAATTAATTTTTTATGATCAAAACCATCATAGGTATCAATATCTATTGCACCCCAAGTGCAAGTGTTGTCATCCTTAATAGGTATAATACCTAGAGATGGCTCTTTACCATCTAAGTGATCAATCCATTTTTGTTCTGTAAGTGGCTCTTTTTCTATCCATGATTTTGCTTCAAGCTTACCAGATTCATTCTTAGAACGGCTTTGTGTTTGACCGTAAGCTCTCTCTAAGCCACTAAATATTTGTATAAATTTTTTTCGTTCTTCTATCATAATCTTTCTTATTCATAAGCGAGAGGGTGTGCACAACCACCCTCTCTATACAAGGAGTTTTAGTAAGGAGCTTCTTCAGCCCCTTCACTAGACTCGTCCTCATGTTTGACTTTTACATCACCAGCAGCTACTGACGCTGAGAACGCTTTCGCTTGTTGGTAAATGTCTTGGTCTTTTACAGGACCATCTCTAGAGATGTCCCATCCAAACCATGTGCCAAGGTCGTTTTGTTCAACCATAGACTTCATGGTATAGATATGAGAATAGGAAGGAGGAGTGAACAACCCCTTTGATCCTTTTATTTTTAAGCCTAGCATCAAAGAGTTCCACCTCTTTGACTTTTTTCTTTGAGTGCTTTTCATAGCAATCAAAGCCTGCTCCCAAATACCTTGATTGTTTTCAAACAATACAAAGTGATTGGCAGTGTCCTCGATATAATTACCATTAGGTAATCTATCTTTTCTAAATTCATCCCTAGTAGTTTTACTAAGTATGTCACTACTAGCTGGATAAATATTTACTGGTGCACCTGTGCCTTGTCCTCTATCCTGCCATTCAATGTATTGGCGAACATAAGCACAAGGTATAACAGAAATACCTTTCTCCCCATCAATAACATCATGTGTTAGTGAGTTAAACAACATGCCAGGTTCTGCTCCATCAACATACTTAGGATCTCTTTTCTTCACTTGTGGTGAATTATCTCCTAGTATTCTCAGAAACGGAATAGCAAGATCGTCTTGTTCGAGAACGCCTAATCCTTGATTAGCGTCAGCCTCAAACATCGAAGGATCAAACGCAACTACGTTTGACTCTTCTTTCTTCTTTACTGCATTAGCCATATTTTAGTCTCCATATTTTTATCGTTAGTTTTTTTTCTTTTGTCGGGTAATTTTTGTTCTTTGGCCAACATGCCATTGAAACAAATCATCAGGGACATTATTGCCATCCTGATGCCACTTTACCAAGGCGGCTTCCAGTGTATTCCAAGGCACTGAAACTTTTACTTGAGGTATGTAGCCCATGTTTCTTATTGTTTCTTCAAGCTGTTTAGCTTGTTGGTCTTCACCTCTACCGAAATTCATTGTTACTTCATTCTTCAATAAATCTCCTAAACCATTTTGTTCTAACCATTGATGACACTTAGCTTTTTTTTCTTCATCTCTAACAGGTATTCTTGCTTGTATATATTCAACAACTTCTACTTTAGACCCATCAGACATCTCTGTGCTAGTCATACCAAGCTCTGTCATTCTTGCTGGTATTATCTCTTCAGATAATTTTCTAAATTGTTCTTTTTTATTTTTTAATTCATTTTCTGCTAGCTCAACATCAAGCTCAGCTTTTAATTGTCTTTGTAATAAACTAGCAATATCTTCTAATTCATCTTGTTTTAAATTAGTTACTGCATCTTCTTCAAAGTTTATCGGATTCATCTAGTTCCCCTTTCTCATTTAAATTTATTTGTAAAGAATAATATCTTTTTTGCAATTTGTCCCACTTTAAAATTTTAAATTTACCTCTGTTCATTTCAGACGCTATACAACAAGCTATGCCCATAGCTGCTGGATCACCCATCATTAGTAAATGATCGTTATCATTAAAATCTTTAAGTTTTCTTTTTAATTTTCTTATTGCTGGTTGTGGACTAAACATAATCTGTGATCCACTTGAAAAAAGTGTAACGATTTTACCATATTCTTCAGCTGCTAAAACACTTATGTAAGGGTTTTCTTGCACTAAATATACTGTTTTATCTGTCATACTTTCTATCTTCTCCTTTACACTTGTATTTTAACTTTGCAACCTTTATATGTGATCATTAGAAAGTTATTATGGATTATAGATTTAAAACAAAACCGTTCAAGCATCAATTAAAGGCTCTTGAAGAAAGCTGGAGCAGACAAGTATGGGCCTGGTTTATGGAGATGGGAACAGGGAAAACTAAGGTTTGCATAGATAATATTGCCATGCTGTATGACAGAGGTAAAATAAATCGTGCATTAGTTATTGCACCCAACGGTATAAAAAGAAATTGGCGCAATGAATTATCTGTTCATATGCCAGACCATGTTGAGTATCGTGTAGCCGTTTGGTCTGCATCTCCAAAGAAAAAAGAAAAAGATGAACTTGAGCAGTTGGCCGTGATTAGTGACGAGTTAACAATACTTATTATGAATATAGAGGCTTTATCTACACCACGAGGCGTGGATTTTGCACGTAGTTTTATTTTTTCTGGTTCTACTTTTTTAGTTGTTGATGAATCAACAACCATAAAAAACCACTCCGCAAGAAGAACAAAAAATATTATGAAGATAGCCAATCTTGCAAAGTATAGACGTATCATGACAGGTTCTCCTGTAACAAAATCACCATTAGATTTATATTCACAGATACAGTTTCTTGGTGGATGGTTTCTAGAACAATCTAATTATTATGCGTTTCGCGCAAGATATGCCATAGTCAAATCAAGAAGCGTAGGAACACATTCTTTTCAACATGTCATGGGTTATCAACGTCTAGACGAATTGACAGCAATACTACGAGAGTTTTCTACAAGAATACTGAAAGAGGACTGTTTAGATTTACCTGACAAACTCTATACAAAACGCACGGTAGCCATGACACCAGAACAAATCAAAGCATACACAGAAATGAAACGGTCAGCCATTACTTTCTTTGAAGAGAATACCATGACTGCTGCCTCAGTGTTGACACAAATGACAAGATTACATCAAATAACTTGTGGTCACGTCAAAACAGATGATGGTGAGGTTAGACCTTTAAAGAATAATAGGATAAAAGAATTGTTACAAGTATTAGAAGAATCTGATGGTAAGGTAATTATATGGGCCGTGTACCGTCATGATATACAAACTATAGAAAAGGAGATAGCAAATGAGTACGGTAGAAAAACTGTGGCTAGCTATTATGGCGATACTAAAGATGATATTCGCCAGTCTATCGTTGATGATTTTATGGATCGCGATAGTGATCTTAGATTTTTTGTCGGCAACCCAAAGACAGGGGGTTATGGCCTTACTCTTACTTGTAGTCACACTGTTGTGTATTACTCTAATGACTACAGTTTAGAGGTTCGTATGCAGTCGGAAGACAGAGCACACAGAATAGGGCAAAAGGATAAAGTCACGTACATAGATTTAATTGCTGAAGGCACAATAGATGAAAAGATTGTAAAAGCTTTGAACAGTAAGATAGATTTAGCTAGTCAAGTTATGGGTGAAGACCCAAAGAAAATTTTATTCGGATAATGCTTTTTCTAGTAATATTTCGAGTCGTATTACTCTTTCTTTTATTTCTGGTATGTCTTGCATTATTACCTTTTCTAGTAGCAGTTGCTTTGTTTCTAGAGCCTCTAGTTTCTGGGAAACCATACCGTAGGATATACCTGCGGACACGAGAATTATACCGAACCAAACGGCGTTTTTAAAATTAATTTCAATCATATATCAAAGTCACTTGCATTCATTAGCATGTTATACTGAGGATTGTTTATTGACGCAAGACCTCCTTCATTAAACCCACGTCTTGCTCTTTCAGCAAGCACGTCTAACATATTCATCTCTTGACCATATGCTATGTTTGGATCACTGCCTAGTAAAGCACCAAGTCTTGCACTTTGTACTTCACCTCTAGGATTTCCACCAGGTATCATTGGTGGATCAAAAGGTTGTTGCTGTGTTCCAGAAAAATCTCTGTTAGTTGGTGTTTCACCAGTAAATGAAGATCTAATCGGTTTTGGTGCAGTTATGGTTTCTGGAAATATATTTTTTTGTAATAATAAATCAAATATGGTTGCTTGAGCAGGTGCTATGTTCATATCATCTGGATTCGTAGAACCTATAGGTGTTAAATCTTGTCGTATTCTTGGAGCTGTGACTGTTTCTGGAAATATATTCTTTGGTAACATATCAAAAATATCAGAAGCAGGAACTTCTCTCATGATTGCATCTCGATAGCCAGCTAAACCACTTGCATCATACGCTGGTGGTCCTTGTATCGGACCCAAGACATCTGTTTGCATGGATGTGGTTCCTGTATTAGGATTAATATTATCTTTTGGTATAATACCTTTTTTCTGTGCTATCGCTTTCAAACCACCTATTGCAGCACTTCCTAGTTTTCTTGACTCATCATACAAAGTGCCTAAACCTAAAGGTAAACCTGTCATGGCTCCGACTGCCGCAGGTGCCATTCTTTCTATAAAAGTTTCTATCGGAAATCTTCTTGCACGAGCTGCAGCAAACTCTGGTGACTTTTGAACCATTCTATTCATATCACGAGAGTATTGTGTGCGGCCATCGTCATACTGTCTAAATATAGCCTTAGCAGCTTCATTCATTCTGCCGTCTTTTGTATTTCTAGCAATAAAATCTTGAAACTTTTGTGGCATGTCTGCAATAACAGATTTAACACTTGATTGTTGTTGTTTTTTATCTTGGTTTTGTCTTATAAATCTGTCTAGAGCTTGATCATAAGTTCTCTCTATTTCGGCTCTTGTTGGCGCTTTTCTCGGCGCTGAAAAACCTGCTCCATGTGGGCCTCCGTGTGGCATTAAACTTGTCCTCCTAAAGCTATCGCTGCATCAATGTCATCAGACGCTAACGCTGCTCTTTGATCTCTGTTTAAATTTACGGGAGCCGAGGGCACCGCTGCTTGAGCAATCTCTGGCATAACATCCTCCGTGCCCATACTTGGCACATCAGGCATGTCAATTGGTGCTTGACCCTTAACATTTGTTGATGAAACAATTTTATCACTGTCTGCTTCTTCAACATCAGACGCTACATACGATGATAAATTTAACCCTGCATCAGAGTTTCCATATCTTTTGTTTTGATAACTTTGTTGTGCTCCTGGTTCTCCTACTGGTGCCATAGCACTATCAAAACCAGCGCCAAATAACCAATCTGTAAACCCACCAGGGTTTTCAAGCACACCTTGATAGGTTTTAAACTCATCAGGAAACTCTTCAAGTCTATCACCTGTTCTCATTTGTTTATAGAAATCTCTTAAAATGTTAGTATAAGCTGCTCTCTTTACTGCCATACTTGCTGTATCATCTATAACTTGAGAATAATTTTTTAATACACCTGGTGATGATAAGAAATCTGCTGTGTATCTAGCAAGTAAACCAGCAATAATAGGTGCTGGCCCAAACACTGCGGCACCTGCACCAGCTCCACCAACTTTAGCAGCGGTACCAAAAGAAAAAGTTTTAAAACCAGTTCTAATACCACCTAATGCTATACGTCTTTTTACAAGTTGAAACGGATTACCAATGTCTTGACCTTCTATCCTTTTAGCGATTTCTACTAAATTTTTAATATTATCTTTTACAATTTTGCCATTCAAACCAGCAGCATCTATCATTGCTTCAAAACCTGGCTGATCAAAACCTATGTTTTGTAAAAGTGCATCAGGATCAACAGCATAGTCTGTTACCATAATTCTTTTTGGTCGTGTGCCACGAGCCGATGGTGCATCCACCATGAGATCTATTGGATTGTTACGTCTAAGTGAATTTTTCAAGCCTTCGTTTAGCCATGTTCTTGTAACAGAATCGAAAGCTTCTTGACCTATAAGTTCTTTAACCTGTGTGATCGCTTGAGGTGTAATTTTTTTGCTCATAACAATATTGTACAACTCATCAGAATAATTCCAACCTGGAAGTTCTGGTCCAGCAGAAAACATGTTCTCATCAATTAATTTAAACTTTTTAGCAGCTTGACTCTGGTAAATTGGAGATAGCCTTGCAAAAACTGAATTAGCTCTAAGTAGTGCCCGCTTAGCCACCTCTGCAGTTGCTTTATCCTCTGCGCTTAATCCTTGCTTCCAACCAGCAAAGTTATTTAAATCAGTTGTGATTGCTTTTCTTGCTTGTGCTAATATATCAGCTCCAGCAAAGTTCGCACCAAACTCACCTCTCATGTTACCATAAATTTTGTTAATTTCTTTTTGTAAACCTCTTAGTTGCAAAGGATTTACATATTCTGGTAGGTTGCCTAACGTGTTAACAATAAAGTCTTCCATCTCATTTAATTTAGGCTTATATGTTTCATAATTATTTAATTGAATTTTATATTGATCAATTCTTTCTCTTAACATGTTACCTACTCCTTTTGTGTGAGAAGTGCCTATGAAAGGTTGACTGATTTTGCCCGCTGTTTTTTCAAATGAATCGTAAAGAAGATTATTTACGTAAGAAAATCTATTGTACCTGTCTTGTGCTGACTTATGCATAAACATACCAACATCAGTCATGTGTTGAATTGGTGCGTAGGCTTCTAATCTTATTTGTGCTTCTATAGCTTCATCTAAATTATTAAATCCATATTCAGTTAATTCTTTGTTAAAGGCTACCTTTTCATCTTTTGTAAGTAGTTTATATTCTGCTCTGTAAAAATCTTCTGCACTACCTATTAAACCAGACTGTGTTTCTAATGCTTGTTTTGTTTTTACAAGTGAACGTAGTTGTCTGTCTTTCATTATCGATCCGATAAGAGGAAAAACACCTATAACTTTACCAAAACCTTTTACTGCATTACCAGCCATGTCACCTGTAGCAGCAATAGATATACCAATAGGTATGCCGTATCTATCAGCTAGTTTCGACATGCCACTTGCATCATCACTTAAACCTAACACTTTACCTATGACAGGTCTTAAATAAGATGCTAATGGTCCAAGTCCTGCAGCCATTGTTGTAAAAGCAGCAGAGTTTCTCATTTCCACTAGAGCTCTCATGCCAGTATCCTCTGTGTCTGTAGGTTTTTCTATGCCAGCGGTTAGTCTAATTAAATCATTTATAAAATCATAAGAAGCACCAGCCATGCCCCTACCTAATGCTGCACCAGCTACGACACCTCCTCCTGAAGACATTACTCTACTCATCAAACTGCCTGGAACTTTTGCAGCTCCTGGTAATGATTTACTTGCCTCTAATGCCATTGCGGGCAGTGAGCCAATAAGCTCGCCACCAAGCATAACGTCTGCTTTACCGCTAGGTAAAAAGTCAGTAATTAACTCACCAATGTTGTAGTATTGTGCAAGAGCATATTCGTTAGGTCTTCTAAACGCATCAAATCCTTCGAATTGATCTAAAGGATTATTTTTCTTACCCTCATCCATATATGACTGTAAGTTGTTTACAAAATATTCGTAAGGATCAGCAGCTTTCTTACCCTCCTGAGTGGCTCTATATTGACCAATTGCATAGTTTACAAACCTTTCTTGGTTTGCATTGTAAACATCCATGCTTATTGCATTCATATCTTCTTTAGTTCTAAATTTGTTTACATAGTTTAAAATATTTTCTGACTCAATTGCGTTTCTTGGAACGAAAATACCTTCTTGAGATAATGCTGGTTTGTCATCAACACGTTCCTCTACTTTTACATATAAAGGATAATTTAGACCTGTTCTACTTGGCTCTATCATCACGTTGACATAGCCAGGTGGCGTCATAAAATCGTCTTGTGGGTCTTGTATCATGTCAACCATATTATCCTCCTGTTAATCCTTCATCAAATACTGGTGCACCGTCAGTGTTTTGATTTCCTTCAATACCTATGGTCGTATTACCTGTGCTAGGTACAAACTGTTCTTGTACTTCTGAAGAACTAATAAATGTATCTTGACCTGCTGTCTGACCAACAAAGTCAGTGTACGGTATGTTTTGTATGAGATTTTCATATTGAGGATCAAGCATACCCAAGTCTGATTTAAGTTGGGCCTCAATTTGCTCATAAATAATATTTAAAGATGCTTTAATTGTATCAGAACCACCAAGAGAATATAGATCTATTGATTCTTTTGCGTTTCTAATATCATCTACATTCAATCTACCTGTTGCTTTACGTGCTCTTGCAAGCGCATAATAAATTGAATTTAATCTTACTTGGTTTTTAGGAATTTCAGGATTAAAAAATGTTCTATATATTTCATATTCATCTGTGCCATTTGCTCTATCTGTAGAAAAGTTGTTAGCATTTTTATCGCCAGTCTGGTTATACTTAACGTAGTTTTCTTTTAAGTGACTAATTACTGAATTTTGTATTCTATTTACGTTTTTATCGTAAGATTTACTGTCTAGCGCTCCTTTTG